TGTTTGATTTGTTACAACCGCTTGTTGACCTGAATTATGTGTGTCTGTTTGTTGATACCAACCACCACCTTTTTGGAAAAAGAAATCTTGTGTGGTTCTTGGCATTATTGGATAACCATCTTCATTGATTGGATAATCAGCGATAAAGAATTGTGATGGCGTTGCGGTTTGGTTTGTTGTAAATGCTGTATATGTCTGTCCTTTGAATTGGTACTCAGAACCTGTCAAATATGATGGAACATTTTGAACATAAGTTCCACCCGAAATCTTGGCATATTTGTTAAGAAAATCAGAATATTTTATTGTTCTGTCCGCCAAATAAATTGTTTCATTATATTCTACTAAAGCTTCAGGAGCTCCAATAGTTTTCATTAAAAATTCTATTGAACGTCTTGTTCCTTTTGAACGGAAAAGGTATGCTGAATTAAGAATTAATTTTTTATAATATTCATAATTTAATTCAGTTGGTGTTTGGTCTCTTGTCCAACCTTCGTATATTGATTTGTTTTTTACACCATACACTGAAGCTAAGAAACCTTCTTTTGTTATTGGTGAAATATTTGTATCCCAACCTAATGTTTTTGCTAAGTAAACTAAAAGTGTTGATGGTATATCGTCACCTGAAACATAAGACACTGAATTCATTGTCGCCAATACATCAATGAATTTTTTTGTTTCATCAAAACTTCTTGAATACACTTGTAATACCTTTTCAATTTTTTGGTCAGGTGTATCAAATTCATGGAATGCTCCTGTTGTTAAAAATCTACTAATTAAGTTGGTTTTAAATTCATCAATTTCTAAACCGAACCCAGCCAATTTTCCAACATAACTTTGGTATGCGTCTGTTATAATATCTAAATTCCAAGAACCATATAATGGCCATGTCAAATATTCAAACGCAGTATAAAAAGTTCCGTCATCTGTCTGTCTTGGGATTTTAAATTGTGATGTATACTTTGGTACTACAAATCTATTTAATAAAAACTTTTCAACTTCATCAAAGTCGTTAAAAAACACCATCTCAGTTTTTAACTTACTTGGTTTAATTACCAATGAATCTGTAATTAAAGTTTGTCCTGAAAAACAATCACCTGAAACTGTAAACACTAAAGTACCCGCAGATAAACTTTGACTTGGTGTAAACAATGTCACATGATATTCATTACTTCCTGTACCAATAAAAAGTGAATATTCTTTATAATTTGGTGTAAGAGCTCTTAATGGACTTACTGTTGTTGGTCTTAATGCAACATTTCTTGATGCATTTACGGTATAGTCAATATCAAAAATGTTTTTGATTCTTGTTACATCTACTTCAAATGTTGTTAGATTAGTATTCTGATTGTACACAACATTATTACATGTAAATGCTGTAGTATAGTCATAATATACTTGGTCAATTTCTAATGCTGCAGGAAAATAGTTAATAATTTGTTTAACAGAAACTTCCAATCTTTTGGTTAACGAACCATATAATGTAAAATTAGTTACCTCAGTTAAATCGTAACTTGGATATACTTTTAAGTCTTTTGAAGCCGCTTCCCTCGCCTCTTCTATTGTTTCAATATTAAGAGAAGAAAGTGTTATTGGATTAGAAAAAACACCTTCTTGATATTCTTGAGTTATTTTTTCTGCAAATCCATAATCAAACTTAAAATTTGAATTTGTTAATCCACCACCTCGCACGGTTTGGAATCCTACCAAATCTTCGGTAGGACTGCTAAAACCAGCACCTGTATTTGGAACAACAATTTTAGTCATTATGGAAGTATATTATCAAAGCTTTGACTTGTATCAATATTGTTACCTCTATCCTGACGTACTTCATAAAGAATGTCATCGAAGTCACTTCTAATTTCAAACAAGTTGTATTGTTTAAATATTCTACTTTGTGAGTCGTAGATAGTGTATAATCCAGGTTCAATCGCTTTAACTTGGTTACCATAAAGAGCAATTGCAATACTGTTCAAGTCATATTCTGCCATTTCTATTTCAATCATAAATGGATTGAAAAATGTATTTGTTAGTATTACTTGTTGACCTGGCTGTCCAATATAAGGTACGGCACCTGGATTGTTTGACGGAGCACTTGATGGTGATACCGTCATAAAAACTAAATTTCTAGCATTTGGTGAATCAATATATCTATATCTTACCGTGTTAACATTTCCCAATGTTGGTTGAGCCGCAACCGTATCAACATAAAAAGAAGATGTAATAACCCTATAAAAATTAGGTATTTTTGTTCCATCATTATTTAAATATTCAACTCTATAACCAACTAAACCTTGTGAATTAAATCTTGACCTAAATGACGCAGGTACATTATTTGTATCAACAATTAAACCTTTAACCGTTGGTAATGTTGATAACACACCACAATCAGTTAAAGTGGTTTTTATTTGTGCGGGTCTTATCATTAACGAATAAATCCCAAGTTGATTAAAGTCTGTTGAAGGCAATCTCAAATTGTACATCCCGCCTAATATTTCGTTGGTGTTTCCACCTGTATTAGTATTATTAAAGTAGGGTGTTAATAATTGAGTTGCATCTAATTTTTTAATTACTGGCGTTGCGGTGTAATCTCTTGTTGGTGTATAAATCATAATGATTTCCACATCTTCAGGAGACATATCGGCAGGTCTTGTTATTCCATAGGTTCCTAGTGCCATTAGTTTTTAAATTTTAAAATATCCATATCCATAATTTATGAGGTCGTTCATACTGTCAATCTCTCCAAGTCTTAAAATACTTTCAGTTCCTGACAATTTCCCCCTGTCTATAAATACACTTGATTGTATTTCTGTTCCATTTACCATACCGATTAATACTTCTTCTTTTACTATCGGAAATAAAGAAATCATTTCTTCAGTAATACCCGACATAATTGGTACTATTTTTTGTGGGTCAGTAGGGTCTGAATATCCTGTAATGAAGAGAGTATAACCATCGATATAATCATAATATAAAATATTATTAAATGTATAGGCGGTAAAGTTGTCTGTAATTCTGTTAACCAATCCAATAATTTCCCCATCTTTAATTACAGGTACACCTTCCACATATGGGTTAGGACCATATAACCTTAAATTTGTTAATTCAGAATTTGTAAATCCTGTTACAAAAAATGGTACACTTGTGTATTGTGGGTAAGATTTTGTTATCTGAGCTGGGTAGTTGTTATAACTATCTCCTGTGAATATCCATTTGTAAGAAATTGGTGTACCTGACCAATAAGTCCCCATAGGTATAAATAAAGTTTCACCTTCTTCATTTGGTATTCCAAGTTCGGTATATGGTATTGTAATTGTTTTTGTTGTTACTGTTATACCCCAAGGTCCTGCACCGCTCATTGATACCGTATATTTTTTATTTGTAACATCAGGTATTATTGGGTATTCGTGTGATGTGTAGTTTGGAGCTTTGTTTGTTAAAGTTTCAACGTTTGAGCCGTCACCCCAATCAACAGTATATGTAATATCTTGAGCAAATTGTTGTGATGTATTATATAAATAAAGGGTATAACTTTGTGGTGAGCCTGTAACCCCACTATATACAAAATTATTATTAATATCTTTTTGATATATCGCGCCATCAAATCCTGAATAGTACCCAATATCCTTAAATGATTGTGTAAACATAACAGGTATCGTAAGTCCAGTTAGTACTGAACTGCCATTAGTACCACCCGATAAAAGATATGTCATACCTGTCCAAAATGGTACTTCCCTACCACCACCATCAGGATATGGCACATAAACATCCACCTTAGCGGCTTCTAAAAATTCTTGTGATATTGAAACTTTAAAAATATCTGTATTCATTTTATTTAACTACAACTACAATCTTTATGTTTTGAAACTATTAATGCACCTGTAACTGTTGTGGTTGCAACAACTTCCCAACATCCAATATTTGATGCTCCGTTTAATCTAACAAAATCACCAATCTGTGCACCTGTATTGTTAGTGTCAACTGCATACATCGGTGTATCGTCACTACATCTTTTAACCAAAAATTTATTTGGGGTTCCAACAGGTGTTGGGGTAGGTGTTGGGTTTGTTATTATTGGTGGGGCTGGTGGATTTACATACTCATACCATTTCATCGGATTAGACTTTGTTCCAACCCTTTCTTCAGTAACAAAAGGATTTGTCAATGTAATTTCATATGTATAATCATCATAATTTAAATCAACTTGACAATAAAAATAATCTTCATTATTAAATCTAAATTTGTCTGATAATATACCTTGACCTTGTGTCATCATTCTTTTAAACTGACCAATTCTCGCATCATAGAATTTAGCACTCATGTATAATGTTTTAAGGTCAACAAATTCTGTATCTTTTAACCAATAAATAAAATAACCCTCTTTGTCACCAACAAAGTCTAAATTAAACACAGGTTTCTTTATATTAACAGTACTAACACCATATTGAACGGGCATAAATTGACCTTGGTGTGTTGGTATTATTATCGTTAAATATATTTGTTGATTACTTGAACTTTTAGTATCGTAAAAATCTAATTTGAAAAAAGATGATTTGAAAACATTTCTTTGATATAAGACATCAACTGTACTTATTCCGTTAGCTCTGTAATCAGTAACCCAATTATTATTTGTTGTTTCACCAGTGATGTTAGAGTCTGTGGTTGCACTATAAAAATAAAATTCATAGTTTGTTGATGTTTCTTGTTGGTTTGAGTGTATCGCTCCTGACCTGAATGGTCTATGTGAATACCTTGTTGTTTCAAAGTCATCAATCGGATTAATTACTTGTCTTATAACATCACTCTCAAACAAATCAATACTGTCATTCACACCATTTAAATCCCAAGCAATACTAATTGGAACTTCAATAGCTTTTGTTTGTTGTTGTCCTAATCTGAATCTATATTTATTCACAATTATCTATTATTGGTTCTAATACGACAGGTGTCGTCACATTTATATTTCTAAATGGTGTTGTTAACATAAACATAAATTCTGAAAACGGATAATGCGAACCATTTAAGAATGGATAATCAGTACCATTACCGTCGGATTCTATTTCACCAGGCGGTAAAATTCTTCTCCATTTCCAAACGCCTTCTGAACTAGAAAAATAAGCCCACTTAGGTCTGTTTACGGGTTCAGTACTAAATTCTACGCTTATATCACTTGAGTATTTTCTTAATGAAATTTCATAAAATGGTTTGTAAAAATATCCTTCAGGTATCGATGTTGTTTGTGATTCTATTTGATACAAAGTATCATTAAATGTTAATTTGTGATTACAATCAGATATTACATATTCTAATTGTTCACTTTCATTATATTCACAAAAATCACCAACAAGTGTATCA